GAGACGTTGGAACGCAAATCGATATTGATGCAATTTCTTACTATCAGTCTACTAGCGGACGTGCACAGATTGTGGCTAAAGGTGCCGCACCCCAGCCGTTCACAATGAAGACCAAAGTCGAAAAGCATGAGATGTATCAGTTCATGGATGGGTTTATGGTCAACGAGAGAGATCTTGCTAAGGCACAAGGCGCAACCATGAAGGCCAAGGAAATCGATAGCGCATTAGCTATGATACATTCTGCAGAAGATTACATTCTAATGAATGGTGATTCTGATCTCGGTATTGATGGTATTGTTGACGTTGCTCATGTAAACGTAAATGGTAAAATTTTAGCAACTAACGGAAGTGCGACTGGTAACGATATTGTTAATATGGGTGCATGGAATGGTTCCGGAGACACTAGAGATCCTTACGAAGATGTCGTAAATGCTATCCGAATGATGGATCACAGATTCAAGCCTTATGCTTTGATAGCTGACAGAACAACTATGGCGTACCTAAACATGAAGGATTCTGAGAGAATTCCGTTCTGGAAGGGCATGGGACCACTATTCGGCAAACCCGAGGATGACAGATCCTGGATGATTGAATCACAACATACTCCATCTGGCTACGCATATGTTATTCCTTATGATCCTCAGGCCGCAGAGTTCGTAGTTTCCCAAGACATTGATATTGCTGATGACTATCCCAAGCAGCCCGGCGGAAACTTCTACGTAGAAATCAAAGAGTGGATTCATCCTGTAGAAATCCATGTGGGCACAGCTTTTGTTGAGATAAATACGCTCGCTAGTTAGTTGTTTTACATAAATTTGCATACCAAAAACTATTTATACTAGGATTTAAAAAAGTTCTAGTATAAATACTTTATGGTGATTTTTATTAGAAAAGGTTCACATCATTCAGAAGAATCAAAGAAAAAAATACGAAAAACTCATTGGTCTCGTTCAGAAGATGTTGATGAAATAAAACAAAAACTTTCTATTAATCATAGGGGTAGTGGGACATTAGGAAAGAAAATGTCTCCTGAATTCTGTGAAAAAATGAGTGCCATACATCGTGGTCAAATACCTTGGAACAAAGGAAAAACTGACATTTATACTGAAGAAACATTAAAACAAATGTCAGATAGTCATAAAGGTAAGCCAACTTGGAATTCTGGCTTAACGATGGATGAAGACTGGTGTAAAAAATCAGCTAATGCACACAAAGATTGCAAGCATACACCCGAAACCAGGGCCAAAATGTCAGAATCGCATAGTGGTTCAAAACATTGGAACTGGAAAGATGGTATAAGTTACAATCCATATTCCAAGACATTTAATTTCGAATTTAAAGAATATATTAGAAATAAATTTGAACGTAAATGTTTTATTTGTAATAAAACAGAAGAAGAACATACTACTAGAATGATTATTCATCACATTACTTATGATAAATCGATAAATTGTAATAGTTTACCATGGAAATTTGTTGTATTATGTTCTTCTTGTAATTCTAAAGCAAATTATGATAGATGGTACTGGTTTAACTTATTAACAAGTCATTGGCTATTATATCCAGAAATGAACCTTGATATATCACCATTTAGTGAAATAATAAATACAACAAAATATAGATCGCATATGCAAATTTGATAATATACTTTTTACATATTTATGAGGTAATATTTATGGTTAATCAAAAATTTTCAAAGTTAACAGGTCCACAAACTAAAGTATTAGCAAATCTCGATGAAGCAGATCCTGTTTTAGCAACAGATGAAGTTCCGTTTTTGCAAGGAGGCGTTGCTAAGAAAGTTGATATCGCGGATTTGGCTGACGGTATGACTGGGACGGTTACAGCAACTGGACTTAATAATGCTGATGGTGTTCTCAGTGTCGATATTGCGGGACTAGATGCAAAAGCCACACCTATTGCCGCAGATTCCGTTATGATTTGTGACAGTGCCGATGAAAACGCCTTGAAAGAAGCAACGCTTACAAATTTAGCTAAACCGTTAGCAGACGTTATGGCAGGTGTTGCTGCAACAACTGGTTTAAGTGATACTTCTGGTGTTTTGACAGTTGCTGCAAAAATTGCTCATTTGGAAGCTGCTTTACTTAAAGGTGTTACAACCGTTCCGATGAGTTTCGAAACCGACGAACAAACCACCACAAAAATATACTTCCCAATGAAAGTTACCATCAACAAGATTCGTGGCATTGTAATGAAAGCAATTGCTGGTACTGGCAATGGTACTGTGACTTGTGGTAATTCAACTGGGGCTTCAGCAACTGGTGTCATAACGGCAACAGCTTCTGCTGCATTAAATACTGAATATGCTGTTTCGCCAACCACAAATAATGTGGTTCTAGCAGACGGATATTATTATTTAACAAGTGCAAAATCTACTGCCGGTGGCAAAATATTAGTTTCATTAGAATGGACAGTAACCGCATAAGTGATAACATAAACTTTTTTGTTTTTGGTGATGAAAATTAGGATTTATGATGCATATCGTTTGGGCCTTATAACCAATGTAGAGTATTCTGAGTTATTGGCTTCCTCCAGATCACCAAATTCTGTTTATTCAGTATA